TTAAGTATGAAAAAAGAAGCGATGATGGATTCTGAAAACTATAATGATTTTGCAAAAAAGATTGGGGAAAACATTGGTGTAGAAAAAGATGATGATGATTTTGTTAAAAGGACAAACAACCCTATATTGGATCAAATTAATTTAGCTAGGGTAAGAGAGATACCTCTACGAGAACACTATCACCGCTCCTCAATGGACATTGATTGGCGAAAGCTAGAGTGGATAGAGGCTAGTTATAAAAAATATAAAGAGATAGAAGAACTATATGATTATACAGATTTGTTAGAAGAAGCTGTACAACGTCCTGATGCGATTCCAAAGTTAGAAGTTATTATTGTTGACGAGGCACAGGATCTATCAAAACTTCAATGGAGGTTTGTTCGTTTACTTACAGAAAGATCGAATCGGACTTTTTTAGCCGGAGATGATGATCAAGCAATTTACTCATGGGCAGGAGCAGACGTAAAAAGTTTTTTGAAAACAGATGCACAGACAATTATTCTAGATCAATCGTATCGAGTACCACGGAACATACACAGAATGTGCTTATCCGTTGTTGAAAAAATAGGCACAAGACAAAAGAAAACATGGAATCCAAGAGAAGAAGAAGGGATAATTGAACGAGTAAGTTACTTTCATAGCATCAACTTTGAACAATCTATGAAAGAGCATCCTGATAAGACATGGCTTATCCTAGCATCTACAAATTATCTTTTAAACAAACCTTACGATTATCTTTATTCGCAAGGAATTTATTTTGAGAGAAACAACCACCCGTGTATTTCTTCAAAGATATTATCTGCTGTTATTGATTGGGAAGATTTACGAAAAGGTAAAGAAATAACTCTAGGGTCTGTTGCAAACATTTACAAATATATAGATTCGCAATATGTAAAACGAGGTTACAAAAATTTGAAGACTGCATTAGAAGATGGTTTATTTACATTGGACATTTTAAAAAAAGAACATGGTTTATTGACAGAAGATATTTGGACAAAGGTATTAACAAAAATACCTACAAAAAAGGTAGAATACCTTAGAAGTTTATTAAAGAGAAAGGTCAGAATAAAAGAAAAACCTTTAGTCAGGCTCTCAACTATTCATGGAGCAAAAGGTGCAGAAGCTGATATTGTGGTATTGATTACTGATGTATCTACAAAAGCTTTTCAGGAGGCTTTTAATAATCCAGATGATGCCAGGCGAGTGACATATGTTGCTTTGACGAGAGCAAAAGAAAAACTTATTTGTGTATATCCTGAAGATCATAATAGGGCTATATTGTTTTGAATAAATTATTATTTCCTCCACAGACAGAGTGGATCATTCCAGAAACTTTTCCAGACTTATCACAAGCAAAAGAAATTGCTATTGACTTAGAAACAAATGATCCGAACATGGATAGCATGGGACCAGGATGGCCTATTAAAGATGGTTTCATTGTTGGATTTGCTTTTGCCGTTTCTGATTGGAAGGGTTACTTTCCAATTAAGCATCAAGGAGGAGGTAATTTAGATGAAACAGTTGTGAGAAACTTTGTTCAAAATGTTTTGAAAACAAACGCTACGAAAATTTTTCACAATGCGGCATATGACGTTGGATGGCTAATTGCAGAGGGATTTACAATTCATGGGAAAATTGTTGATACTTTGATTGCAGCTCCTCTATTAGATGAGAATCGTTTTTCATATACATTGAACGCATTAGGCTTTGACTATTTATCAGAAGTAAAATCAGAAAAAGACTTAAAAGAAGCCGCATCATCTTTTGGAGTCCACCCAAAAAAGGAACTATGGAAACTTCCCTCATTATATGTTGGATCTTATGCAGAGCAAGATGCAGCACTTACTTTAAAACTCTGGGAGTATTTTAAGGTTGAATTATCAAAAGAAGAGATTACTTCTATTTTTGAATTAGAAACAGAGTTGTTACCTGTTTTAATTGATATGACAAAAAAAGGAGTGCGATTTGATCGTGACAAGTGCCAAAGCTTGATTAAACAGTTGCAAGAAGAAGAGGTACATTTAGAAGAACAGATAGAAAAGCTATCTGGCTCTCCGGTAGACATCTGGGCTTCTGCAAGTATTGCAAAAGCTTTTGATAAGTTAAAGATAAAATATCCAAGCACCGGAACAGGTTTGCCTTCTTTTACAAAAAACTTTTTAGAAACACATGATCATCCATTGGCAAAATTAATTTTTGACTGTAGAGAGATCAACAAAACACACTCTACCTTTTTAAACCCTTATTTGAAGTTTTCAGATTACGATGGCAGAATCCATCCTCACATTAATCAATTACGATCTGATAGTGGAGGTACAGTTACTGGTCGGTTATCTATGGCAAACCCAAACTTGCAGCAAGTACCAGCTAGAAACCCGAAGATAGGCAAGATGGTACGAGGTTTGTTCTTACCAAACGAAGGAGAACAATGGGCTTCCCTGGATTTTTCTAGCCAAGAACCACGAATATTGGTGTACTACGCTACAGAATTAGGGCTTGAAGGGGCTGATTTAATGAAAAGAGCCTATGAGAAGGACAATAATACAGATTTTCACCAAATGGTAGCCGATATGGCGAAAATAGACCGCAAAACAGCCAAAACGATTGGTTTGGGGCTCATGTATGGCATGGGTAAGACAAAGCTCGCTCACGAGCTTGATTTGGGCTTAGAAGAGGCAACAGAGATTATAGATAAGTTTCACCAGCAAGTGCCTTTTCTAAAAGGCACAATTGAACGTGTAATGAGGCATATTGATAAACCTTTGTCAAAAGGGGCAATTCGCACTCTTTTGGGTAGAAAATGTCGTTTTAACCTGTGGGAGCCCATGAACTGGGGGATACACAAGGCTTTGCCATACGAGGAGGCACACGCTCAACACGGACCACGGATTAAAAGAGCTTATACCTACAAAGGGTTGAATAGGCTTATACAAGGTTCTGCCGCAGATCAGACGAAAGCAGCTATGGTTGCATTGCACAAAGCAGGTTTTAATTTGTTACTACAAATTCACGATGAGATTGCATTATCCGTGAAAAACAGGGACGAGGCCCAGGAGGCATCTAAGATTATGAATGAGGCAATTAAAGATAAATTAACTGTTCCGGTAAAAACTGACATAGAAATTGGACAATCCTGGGGAAATGCTGCATAATTTGTATATAAAATTCCACGGACATGGTTTTTTATATTTCCAGACATAGTTTGGTTTGAGGGGTCTTTATAAAAGACCCCCTTTTTTAGAAAGGAGAATGTATGGTTAATAAGATAAAAAGAAAGCAAGTTTCACCATCTAAGCGTAAGGATGGTAAGCGGTGGCATACTGTGGCTTTGAAAGAAGAAACAAAAGCAAAGTTAAAAGAATTAGCTATGTTCCATGATTCAACGCAAGGTCACGTTTTAGAAAAGTTAATAGGAGATGCTTTTGAAAAAGCTCTTAAAGAATCAGAAGCTGTTCACTAACTTAGAGATAGAGATTTCTTATTCGATATTGCCGAAAATTTTAAATATCCCTGAACAAATTGATATAAAAGCTGTATACGTTTTATCAAACAACAAGAAAGCTAGAAAGAAAGATATTTTAAAATTATTATCTGAGTCAGAAATTATTAACTTAGAGGATAGATTGGTAGGCAAATGACAGTTGTTCCTATTTCTTTAAAGGATGCAAATGCTTTTGTGGAAAAACATCATCGTCATCATAAACCTGTTTTGCGTTGTAAGTGGCAAATTGGGGCAATGAAAAATGATAATTTAGTTGGAGTTTGTATGGTTGGAAGACCCGTTGCAAGAGTTTTTGATCATACGAAGGTGATTGAAGTGACAAGGCTTTGCACTGACGGAACTAAAAATGCTTGTTCTTTTTTATATAGTGCAGCAGCTCGTATTGCAAAAGAAATGGGATACAAACAAATTCAAACATATATTTTGGAGAGTGAGTTTGGTTCTAGTTTAAAAGCTTCAAATTGGAAAGATATGTACACAGTTCGGGGTAGACAATGGAAGTATTATAAAAAGACAAAAATAAATGATTTATTTGGAGAAACTGTCATTGGTTCAAATCCAGAAAGAAGAACAGATCAGCCTACCTGCAATAAAAGATTTTATGTGAAGGAATTGTGAGTCAAAAATGAAGAAAGATAAAAAGAAAGAAATAGATTGGTCATGGAAAAGTGTCCCTGAACTTCCTCTTTGTGTATCAGATCTTAATTGGAAAATTAGAGAATCTTTAAGAGCATCTAAGTATACTCAAGAAGAGGTAGCTACAGCGATTAATGTTTCTAGGCCTTATTTTAACCAGATCGTAACTAAAAATACTCAAAGACAAACAAGGCCAAGCCCTTATTTTCTTAAAAGATTAGCTGATTTTTTAGAAATAGATCTTAAGTTTTTTCAAGATGAGAAATATACAGTAGATGACGTTTTTAAAGAGGTGTTTTTTTTAACACAAGATGACGTTTGTTTGGAGGAATTAGAAAATTCAGAAGAACTACCCACTAAAAAAGCTGGAATATATAGAGACATGAATACAGACATGAAACAAGTTGGTGGCAACCATTACGAGAAGAAAAACATACAGCCGTGGGATGTCACATTGGATTGGAAACTGGACCCGTGGTTAGCAAGTGTGGTGCGTTATATATCCCGACATCAAGATAAAAATGGCATTGAAGATATACGCAAAGCGATTCATTATTTAAAATATGTTGAAGAGAACTATTCAACGATAAAAGAAAAGTATTATGGTGTTGAAGAAAAATAAGATACATTTTTGTATATAAGGGAGACATAGATGATATTAAAGAGTCTAGTACCAGTAATTAGCTTTGTTTTAGGTGTAGGATTTGCATACATCTTTATTGAACCATATAACGGAGATGTATTAGAATTGTTTCAAGCAGCGTATGAAAGCGGAAAAACTGATGGATACCAAATGGGTCATAACAATAGATCGATTTCTGATTATCCATTCCAGTTGAAAGAAAATATGTGTATGTTCCTTTATGAGGACAAATAAATATGAACCCAAAAAAATTAAAAGAACTAGGGTATTCTTTAATCGAGTATAAAGGGCCTTTAGATAATTACTCAAAACAAAGTTTACCTTTGATTACTTGCGAGGGAAAAATTTATTTGTGTATTCGTGCAAAAGATATTGAAAGTGTAAGAAAATATCGTCAACTGGGTATTTTTTCTAATGAATAAAGAAAAGACAGATTTAAAAACGCTCATGGATCAAACTTACCAAGAGGTAATGGTTACTCCGTTGGGAGAGTTTTTGAAAGAAGCTGATGAACTGGGGTATTCTTTTTTTTGCAAAGATATCGTAAAGAAAGTTATTATTGCTAGATTAAATAAACAAGGGCTGTTATGAATGACCCATTTAAAATTATAGAACCGACAATTATTAGTTTTTCTGGAGGAAGAACCTCCGCATATATGTTGTATAGGATCTTAGAATCAAACAACAATACTTTACCTGATAACAGTTTGGTTATTTTTGCAAACACAGGCAAAGAAATGGAACAAACTTTAGAGTTTGTAAAAAGATGTTCTGATGAGTGGAATGTGAAAATACATTGGGTTGAGTTTCTTTCACAAAAACCTGGATTCAAAGAAGTAAGTTTTGAAACAGCTAGTCGTAAGGGAGAACCTTTTGAACTTCTTATAAATAAAAAATGCAAATCAGGATTACCAAATCCCATGTTTAGAAAATGTACCGGAGAGCTAAAAGTTAGAACAATTCATAAATTTGTTCAGTCTAAATGGAAACCTTTAGGGTTAAAACATGATGAAAATACAGATCTCATGGGCATTAGAGCAGATGAAATGAGAAGAGCTGCAAAGATTAGTCGAGAGAGAATCCCTCTAGTTTCCGCAGGAGTGACGAAACATGATGTTGGAGTATTTTGGAAGAATAATTCTTTTGATTTAAATTTGCCAAACATTAAGGGAGAAACGATACATGGAAACTGCGATCTTTGTTTTTTAAAAGCAAATGGAAAACTAATGAGCTTGATCAGAGAAGACCCGACTAGAGCAGATTGGTGGATAAAACAAGAAGAACGAATGCAGGACCAGTTTGAGAGATACGGAACAAGTTATAAAGTTAAAAAAGAAAAAGCTCTAAGTCAAGCAGAGTTGTTTGAGTTTGGAGAAGATATTCCATGTTATTGCGGAGATTAAATTGAATTTTTATCCACGGGCCAAGAGACAATGGAAGGGTCAATTCCTGTACCTCTGGTTTTTAAACAAAAGAATCTTTTGTTTTTGTTCTTAATTACCTCTAAAAAACCATCATCCGCTAATTGCCGCATCAAGACCCTGGTATTACCCACACTACGAAAATTTAGAGCTTTTGCAACGTCT